TTCATTAATCCTAAGTTCGCAGCGTCGGCACTGTAGGCAGTCGTTCGTGATTGGACAGTGGGGGGCGTTGATGCCCCCCCGTTATATAATTCCGAAGGTACCCCTAACCTACAAAGTGTTACGGAAGCGAGAGAAATGTCATGAATATCAAAATTTTTTTTCCCATATATAATTTCGACACAGGATTCGATAATATGAAAAAAAATTCTGGGAAAATTTTTGAGTCTATACAGGTTGACTCATCTACAAATCATTACTATATCGAAATACCTGAATGGGTTGTTAATGATTTTGGATGGTATGAAGATACAGAAGTCCAATTATCAATTGACAGCAATGAAATTATTATTACTGAAAGAGAAAATGACTAAACCTATCTACCACATATACTTGCAAGAGCAATGCTTATTCAAAGATTTGAATAAAGAGGAGTTTGATATAATATGGGGTAGAATATATAAGTCTTATTTTAAAGATGAGATAACCTATGAGAAGGTTGAATTTGATAGTAGTATATTAGCAGACGCTTCTTATTGATGAAAGAACCAACTAATATTTTCTCAACGCCCCTTTGGTTACTTAGAGGAAAACTCCCTAATGGGATACATGAATGGGTAAAAGAATATCAAAGAGAAAACCCTAGTATGCAGGTATCAAATAGGGGAGGATATCAAAGTAAAGCAAAGGGTGCTTTAGATGATATGCCTTTTGAATATAGTGATTACATTAGAGAGAAATTATTATTTCTACCTGAGTTTAGGTTTTGTAATTGGTGGTTAAATGTAAATTACAAAGGAGATTATAATGTAACACATACTCACCCTGTTTCTGATTTAGCAGTTGTATGGTATTTGACTGATAATCATAATCTATTAAATCTCAGAGATCCATCAGCACATTCTAGATGGGGATTATATGAACGTCTGGGTATAAGTCCTGATTATCGTGTAAATGCATATGCAGGAGATATGATAATTTTTCCTTCAGATGTACAACATGAAGTTGAACCAAACGAATCAGATACACCAAGAGTTTGTATTAGTCTAAATTTAGCATTCTAATTGACAATTGCTATATAAACTGATATAATTGATATGTAATTACAAGATATTATGGCTAAAGGATTTACAGTAAAAGCTAAGTCACCTGCAGTTAATAAAGCACCTGAATGGGATTACGATAAAGCAAAGGAACTAGTAAAGGGTAAAGCAATTGTGTTTTGCTTACCTGGTAGAGGAGTTTCATATGCATATTTGAAATCATTTGTTCAGTTATGTTTCGATTTGGTACAAGCAGGAGCAAGTATCCAAATCTCTCAAGACTATTCATCTATGGTAAACTTTGCCAGATGTAAGTGTCTAGGAGCAAACGTTCTAAGGGGTCCTGATCAGAAACCTTGGGATGGTAAGTTAAAGTATGATTATCAACTATGGATTGATAGTGATATTGTTTTCAACTCTGAGAAGTTCTTCCAGTTAGTATTAATGGATAAGGACTTAGCAGCAGGATGGTATTGTACCGAAGATGGTAAGACTACATCTGTAGCACATTGGTTAGATGAGGATGATTTTCGTAGCAATGGTGGAGTGATGAATCACGAAACTATCGAAAGTATATCCAAACGTCGCAAACCGTTCACAGTTGATTATACAGGTTTCGGTTGGCTTCTAATTAAAAATGGAGTCTTCGAGCATGATGAAATGAAGTATCCTTGGTTCGCACCCAAAATGCAAGTCTTCGAATCAGGGGAAGTGCAAGATATGTGCGGTGAGGACGTTTCTTTCTGTCTTGATGCGAAAGAAGCAGGTTTTGAAATCTGGTGCGATCCTCGTGTAAGGGTTGGACATGAAAAAACAAGAGTCATATAGGTATAGTATCTTCTGTAAGGAAAAACTTCTCTATGAAGGACTTACAGAAGAAGAATACTTTGATAAACTTGGAGAATTGTCCCAAGATTTCTATATAAATGGTGTACCTCATCCAGAGGACTTAAGAACAGTGATTTTAATGGATTAATTTATGGCAAACATGAAAAAAGGTCTTAGTGGAGAAATATTTGTTGAGTCAATTCCGAAAAAATCTCGTCAAGGGCACGGAAAACACACAAAATACTCTGCTACATCCCGTAACTCGGCTCGTAAAAGGCGTAGAGGGCAAGGAAAATAACAATAAACGTCCCTTTTGGGGCGTTTTTTTATGCTTAATAAATATTTGGATAAAATGAGTATAAATAAATCTAGAAAACCGCTTAAAATGAATGAAAACAAGGGTATCTAGATCATTTAAAGATATTAGTCTATCCTTTAATGCTCATCCAGTAACAAACGACCTCACAATACTTAAGAATGAGAACGCAATTAAGCGATCTGTAAGGAATTTAGTCCAAACTATCCCTAGAGAAAGGTTTTTTAACCCTATTTTAGGTACTGATATAAGAGGTAGTCTATTTGATTTCGTTGATTTTGGTACTGCATCTGTCATAGAGAAGCAAATACAGACTACAATAGAAAATTTTGAACCTAGAGTTGACAATTTGCAAATAGAAGTCTTTCCTAGACCAGATGACAACGAATTTGAAGTAAATATATACTTTGATATCATCGGACAAGAGTTTCCTACCCAAGCATTCCAATTCATATTAGAAGCCACCAGATAATATGCCTTTTACTAAATTTACAAACCTAGATTTTGATCAAATAAAGATATCTATTAAAGATTATCTTCGTGCAAACTCGAATTTTACCGATTTTGACTTCGAAGGTTCTAATTTTTCCGTCTTAATTGATACTCTAGCGTATAATACCTACATTACAGCATTTAACTCCAATATGGTAGTTAATGAGTCTTTCTTAGATTCAGCAACTGTCAGAGAGAATGTTGTTTCGTTAGCAAGAAATATAGGTTATGTACCACGTTCTAAAACTGCTGCAAAGGCAGAGATAAACATACAATTTACTGGTTTATTAAATCCTGATGATAATGATAACCCATATGCCTCAGTTTTTTTGAAAGAGGGGTTAATATGTACTGGTACAAAGGAAGATAGTACTTATAGTTTTTCTATTGCTCAAGATATAGAAAATTCTAATATTACTAGTGATGGAGTGTTAAATTGGCCTGTGACAGTATATCAAGGTACTTATTTAAGCAAAACATTTAATGTTGATGGTTCTTTAGATCAAAGGTTCATATTAGATAATCCTGATATTGATACATCAACTATCGTGGTATATGTAAACATACCTACTATTAGTGGTGATTATAGAAGCACTAATTTAGGAAAAGGGACTTTATATACAAAAGTAGATAATATTCTTAATGTTGATAAAAATTCTGAAATATATTTACTCCAAGAAGTTCAAGATGAAAAGTGGGAACTTCTATTTGGTGATGGTATTTTTGGTAAAAAGTTAGAAAATGAAACAAAGATAACAGTACAATATATTGTTACTGATGGTTCAGAAGGAAATGGACCTGGTGGAAATGCAGGAGCTCAAAATATATTTTCATTTGCAGGTACTCTTCAAAAAGAAGGAAAAATTTCATCGACAAGAGATTTATTAACACCAACTATTGATAAGATAACAACTCTCCAACGTGCCAGTAATGGTGGAGATATAGAATCAATCAACTCTATCAAATACTTCGCTCCTAGACTGTATTCATCGCAGTATAGAGCAGTTACATCAAGAGATTATGAGTCAATCATACAACAAATTTACCCTAATACTGAGAGTGTGTCAGTAGTTGGTGGTGAAGAAATGGATCCACCTCAATTTGGTACAGTTTTTCTTACAATTAAACCAAAAAATGGTGATTTTGTTTCTGATTTTGATAAAGAACAGATACTTTCAGATTTAAAAGGTTATTCTTTAACTGGAATTAATCAAAAAATTGTAGATTTGAAGGTATTATACATTGAATTGGAAAATTATACTTATTATAATGCATCTAAAGTTGGAGATGTTGCTGGTTTAAGAGGAAGTGTTGTTGGAGGACTTACTACATATGCAAATTCTCTTGATATTAACAAATTTGGTGGCAGATTCCGCTATAGTAAGGTTTTGAGTGTAATTGATAATATCAATGATGCAATAACCTCTAATATTACCAGAGTTAAAATTAGAAGAAACTTAAATGCCCTAATTAATCAAAATGCACAATATGAATTATGTTTTGGTAATGAATTTAATGTAAAAACTGGTGGTTTAAACATAAAGAGTACTGGATTTAAGATTCAAGGAACTAAGGAAACTGTATATCTATCAGATACTCCTAATGCAGATAAAAAAACAGGTGTTATTCAAATTATTCGAAAAGATAGAATTGATGGTTCAAAAATAATTGTTGTTGAAGATGCAGGAAATGTTGATTATGTTAAGGGTGAGATTATCCTTACTACTATTAACATAACAGATACTGATAGACCTAACAATATTATTGAGGTTCAGGCATTTCCAGAATCGAATGATATTATAGGACTTCAGGATTTATACCTAAAATTTAGCATCGGTGATAGTGCAATAAATATGGTTAAAGACACTATTACTTCAGGAGAACAAATATCTGGTGTCGGATATAAAGTTACTTCAAGTTATACAAACGGAGATTTAATAAGGACGTAATATGATTACAACAGGGATTGATAAAAGGGTTCAAGTACAACAAATAATTGATAATCAACTTCCAGAGTTTGTATTATCTGAAAGCCCAAAAGCTGCTGATTTTCTAAAACAATACTATATTTCACAAGAATATCGTGGCGGTCCCATTGATATTACTGATAATTTAGATCAATATTTAAAATTAGACAATCTAACACCAGAAGTAATAACAGCAAGAACAACTTTAGGTGTTGATATATCTGATAGTGATGATAGTATTATTGTTGATAGTACAAAAGGTTTCCCTGATCAATATGGTCTTTTAAAAATAGGTGATGAAATCATCACTTATACTGGAATAGCAGGAAGTACCTTTACAGGTTGTGAACGTGGTTTTAGTGGAATAACATCATATCACTCTATTGATAATCCAAGTGAGTTAGTTTTTTCGGATACCAGTGCTGCTATTCATGATGAAGGTGCTGTTGTTCAAAACTTAAGTGCCTTATTTTTACAAGAATTTTATAAAAAACTCAAAATTTCTCTTACACCAGGGTTAGAAGGGGTTGATTTTGTATCAAATTTAGATGTTAATAATTTTATAAAAGAAGCAAGAACTTTTTATGAGGCAAAAGGCACTGATGAGTCTTTTAGGATATTATTTAATGTATTATATGGAGTAGATCCAAAAGTTATTGATCTTGAAAATTTTCTAGTAAAACCATCTTCAGCAAAGTATATTAGACGTGAAAGAATAGTTGCTGAATTGTTAAGTGGGGATGCATTAAAATTAGAAGGACAAACAATAACTAAATCCAATGATGTTGCGAGTACAGCATCTATATCAGAGGTTGAAAAACTTACAGGAATTACTGGTGTTAGCACAGCAGAATATTTTAATTTAGATATTTTTGTTGGGTATGATGAGCAATCATATGTTACAGGAACGTTTGATGTTCCAGGAAAAAGTAGAGTAATAGGTAATGTATCTGCTGGTTCATCCGTTATTACTGTAGATTCTACAATAGGATTTTCTACTTCTGGAACAATTATATCTGGAATTAATACAAATATTGTTTATACTGATAAAACAATTAACCAGTTTCTGGGTGTAACTTCAATTACTGAAAATATTATATCTGGGCAGAATTTAAGATCTGATGAAATTATCTATGGTTATGAGGATGGAGATATAAACAAAAAGGTTGAATTAAGAATTACTGGAGTATTGTCTAAATTCGTCCCATCAGAAGATAATAGATTGTCATTAGAAGGAGAAACTATTCTTATTAAAGGTGTTGGTGAACCAATTGAAAATAATGCAACGACACGTAAAGAAGTTCTCGCAAACTCATGGCAATATAATACATCAACAATATTAGAGATACAGGATAATCAGACTACCAATCCTTTTATATTAAAAACTTCTATCGATAAAGCTTATTTAAAAGTAGGAGATACTGTTGAAATACTAGAAAGAATTAGTAATCCATTAGCAATAGATCAACAAAAGGTTTTTGTTACAAATAAAAAAGTACTTGAAATAACACCTACTGAAAATAAAGTTAGATTGGAGGTAATTCCTGCTTTCGATGCTTCAAAAGATTATGATTTAAGAAGGATTATATCAAAATCATCTAGTAGTGGTATACCAATTCATTATGGAAATGATACTATATCTGCAGATATTCAAAATACTTATATTGAATCTGATGAATCTTTATATGTTGCCACTAATTCTTTACCATCTTATGAAATTACAGATGAAGCATTTAAAGCTGGTATTAGTAGTGCTACTGCAGGTGATACTATACAAGGATATAATACAACTACAAGAAAATATTCAATAATATCTTTTGGTTCTGATGCTCCTTTCATTACTGGTGATGCCATACAATATACACCTGGAACTACCCCATTAACTGGATTAAGAGAAGGTGTTTATTTTGTAAAAAATGTTGATAATGAAACAAGACAAATAAAATTATACTTATCTGCATCTTTTGTAGAAACTGATGGTTTTGAAGAGTTTACTATTCCAAATGTAACAAGTTCTCATACATTTACATTATTGAAGCATTATAACAAAACCCTTCAATCTCAAAAAATACTTAAAAAGTTTCCAATAAATCCAAATTTAGGTTCTAGTAAAGATGTAGAAACA